TGTAAGTCCTAAATACTCATCATCATGAAGATCAAACTGAGTTGTAATTTCTCCTTTTGGAGTTTTCATAAATGCACAATGTTCAAATGGATCTCCATCAAATAAAATAACTCCAGATGCATGACTTCCTCTATGATTAATTAATCCTTCAATAGATATGATAATATCTAATAAACCTGGATAATTATTTACTTCTCTAATAAAAGATTGAACTGGATTCCGTCCTTTTTCTGGATTTCCATAAACCACATCATGAATACTCCATAAAAATCCTCTTTCTTGTGGAATCATTGAAGACATAAACTGTGCTTCATCAACATCAATTCCATCTGGATAATCTTCACTTCTATATCCACGACAAGCTGTCAAAATTGCACTTTTTGTACCCTCAGTACCAAAAGTTGCAACTAATGTACATCCAAGATTTTCTTTTGCCCATTCTGCAACATCTTCGTTAAAATATTCTTTTCTTTCTTCTTTAATTTTATTTAAAATTAATGGACGTTTACTTGGACAAATATCAATATCAATATCACCAAGCTCAATACGTTCATCATTTAAATATCTAAAGAAAGGTAAATCCCACTGAATCGGATCAAGCTGAGTAATACCCATAAGATAATGATTTAATGCTGCACAAGAAGATCCTCTTCCTGCGCCAACCATTGAACCACATTCCCAAATTAAATCAATATAATGTTGAAGAGTATTAGGATAACGAAACATATTTGTTTCAAGTTTTTCACTAATAACACTTTTTACTCGTGCTTCTTCTTCTAATTCTTTATAATAAATCGGTGCTTTATCACTATCAGCAATTCCTAATTTATATAATTTATTAATACATTGATTAACCCAATATCTATTTTGAATATCATCATCATGAAGCATTTTACTAAGATGAGGATAATCAGGATTATCTTCTCCAACACCATTTACTGTTATCCAATAAGTTTTTGGATAATTTTTTACTTTTACTGTTGGAATGTCCTGTTTATGAAAAAGAGAATATTTTGTAATTTTATTTTGAATTTCAAGACTATTATCTAAAATTTTAGATATAAAATCTTTATCAAAAGAATAGCTTAATAACTTTTCTACTTCATCACTATTCATTAAATATGTAAATTCATAAAATGAATCAACTTCTCTTTCTCCACCTTTTGAATTTAAATATGCTTTATGAACAGACCTATCTTCTTTTGTTAAATAATGTGCATCTGTTCCAATACACATTTTAATATTAAATAATTCTGATAATTCTTTTAATTGTTTATTTACTACAATTTGATCTTCATTTGATGATGGAGCACATTCAATATAAAAATCATCACCAAATAAATTTTTACAATAATTTAAAAATACTTTTGCTTGTGTAAAATATAAATCTGCATTATAATTATCTTCTATTGCTAATGCTTTTGCTCGCATTAAAAGATTTGTTCCTAACTCTCCTCCAATACAAGCTGTAGTTGCAATTAAATGATCTGGATATTTATGAACAATTTCATCTAATTCAGATTTTAAAGTCGGTACTCTTTCAAGTCCTCTATCCATATATGAACAAAACCATGAATGAGAACTTAATTCACGAAGTGCTTTATGACCAATAGCATCTTTTGCAATTAAAATAAAATGATAATATTTTTGTCCATTATCTCTTGTGTCAGTTAAATAAATTTCATTTCCTAAAGCTACAAGAAAATCTGGATCTTCTTTATAAATTTCTTCTGCTACTTTTAAAGCTTCTACATGTGCAGAAAGAATCTCATGATCTGTAATCGCAATACCGCTCATACCTAATTCATGAGCTTTTTTAATCAAATCTTTTGGACGATTTATTGCATCCAAAAGACGAACATTAGAATAAATTGTATGAGCATGATTATTAAAATATTTTCTCATTTTTACCTCATATTTTTTCTTTATATAAATATTATATCATATTTTTATATAAAAATCAAATAAGGTGAAGGTATCATTTAACCTTCACCAATATCTTGCCATACAGAAAATAATGGATGATACATTGCTGGAATCCATTCAAAAGAAGAACATATAATTAATTCATCAGTTTCTTTATGTAAATTTACTAAATTATAATTTTTTATTTCATAACTTTCAAATTTATATTTAATATCTTCTTTATTATTTATAGAATTTTTATCTTTAATCCAAGTATAATTTTTTATTATATTCTGCTCTAATCCATATTTAGCCCAATTTCCACAATCAAGATCTTTAATTTTGTTATGAATATCTTCATCTATATATCCTAAATCATGATGATGATCTATATTAATTAAATTTATTAATTTATAATTTTTTATATATTGAATAATTTCATCATGGCTATCTATAAAATGAATAGGGACATTTGCTTTTTTACAACATAAAATATAATTTGTTAAATATTCATATAAATATAAATTTGCTGGTATACTATTTGGTAACCAATTAAATTCATTATATAAATCTAGAACAGTTCTTTGCTCATTTATTTTATCATTATATAAATTAATACTTGGTTCCATAATTATATCAAAATCAATAGTAACAATATTCATATTACTCCCTTAAAATAACTAATTTATCTGCGGCTCGTGTTGCGGCCGTATAAAGCCAGCGCGCATGCTCTGTGCGATTAAAAGGAAAATTTTCTTCATACACCAAAACCTTATCCCATTCACTACCTTGAGCTTTATGTACTGTAATTGCATATGCATATAGAAAATCTTTCGGAAGCAAATCTCCATATTGTTTTTTCATTTTTCCTAATTTATATTCTAATCGCCAATCTGCAGACTTAATTTCTTTTTGCAACATATTATAATCAATATTTAATAAAGGATAAATATCTCCTGTATCAGGCATTTCTATTTCTGTTTTTATAACATCAAAATATTCTTTTTCTTTTCTTAAAAACCAAGGTAAATATATTTTAGACTTACTAGGTTTTACAAGATATCCAATACTTCCATTAATTAATGGATCGCCGCAAATACTACAATCTTCCCAATAATTACGAGTGCAAATAACTTTATCTCCTGCTTCTGGTTCAGCTCCTTTTCCTAGCATAGCTCGCATTTCTGTATTTATTTTGGCTCTAGTAGCATTAGTTCCAGTTAAAATTTGATCTGCCCAACTATACATTCCTTGAGTTAATTCTTTATGATGAAGAATTTTTACAGTATCATTACTTTCAAAAGAAAGTGGCTCTTGATTACGAATCTTCATAGTTAATCTAATAATTTCAGATTCTTGAGCCTGCCGCATAATTTCATCAAGAAAAATATGGGGATTATCTAATAAATGATTATCATTTTCTTTATCTATTGGAGGCAACTGAAATGGGTCGCCAAGAAAAATAATATATACTTTATGTTTTAGTAATATATCTATTAATTCTTTTGGAGCCATTGAACATTCATCGACAATAATAATATCATAAGGAATAGATGGTTTAATTCTACGAAAAAAGCCACCTGCTTCTCTTGGAATTGATTCATAAAGAAGCCGATGTAATGTACTAACATTTTTATTACCTTTTTTACGAAGAACTTCAGCTGCTTTTCCAGTAAAAGCAGTATAACATACTCGTCCTTCATCAACATCTAAAGCAGAAATAATAAATCTAACTAATGTTGACTTTCCCGTTCCTGCATAACCAGAAATTACCGTATATTTTTCCCCATTTTTATGTCTTTCAACAGCTATTTTTAATCCTTGTTCTTGTTTAGTAGTAAGAATCATATTTATTCTTCCTTATAATTTATATCTCTATTTATATTATATTATATTTTTTATAAAAAATCAACTATTTGCTTCAAAAATTTCTAAAAGTATTTTTGATTTGGAAGGCGGTCCTCATGACCCATCACCGGCGTGCGAACTGAAAAAGGAGGCATAGTTTTGCCTCCTTTTTAATCAAAAGTAATATTTTTTACTACCAATAATTTCATAATCTGTAATTTTAATTTGTCCAGTTACATTGCCATTCCAAACATTTAAATCACAAGTACCAATAATATTAATAGTTGTACTTCCTCCTGGATTAGGTAATAATGATTCAAATTCTTCTTGTGAAGAACCAAATTTAATTAATTCTACTCCATTTGGTAATTTAATTTTTAAAGTAGGGGTTTTATTTGGAGACATTAATGTTAAACTATTTTCTGTTACCTAAATATTTTCTATTGCAATTAAAGGTTTTTCAATTCCTTGTCCCCATATTTTATTTAAATCAGCAATAGATATAACATCTTGAGATTTAAATTTAAAGAAATCCCAAATTAAATCTACTAAATAAACTTTCTTAAAATCACATTTATCAAGTTCTTTATTTGAATATTCAATAAATTTATCAAAATTAATATCTGAGATAGAAACACCCATTGCATTTGAGTGTCCCTCTGCCCAGTTTATAAAACCACTATTATCAAGAAATCCTTTAAAATCATCAAAATCAGTAGTATTAGTTCCGCGTCCTGACCCCTCCCAGTTAATACCTTCATCTGTATCATTTTCCATAAGAATCAATACAGGATGATTATATTCTGCAACAAATTCATTTGCAACTAATCCAGCAAGATTTCTATCAATTTCATGATTTTTATCTAATTTAACTGCAATAATTTTATTATTTAATAAATTTTTGTCTTTAATAATTTTATCAATCGTCGTATAAACAGAATCTCTAATCTTAGTCTAACGATTTTTGACGTTGACACAGGTTCTGACTGCCTAGGTAACTAATGCTTCATACTATCCTTTACATCCTCTCTTGGTCGAAAGTACCTAATCATATGAATTAAATTCAAGCATTGATTTAAAAACAATCATACGCTCTTCTGTAGTTCCAGATCTTACAATAGCATTAATCTGAGGAGCAATATACCAGCTTACCGAGAATGGTTGCAATCCCCCAGCTTTACTAATACTATAATCATTATGTTCTGCAAGCTCTTTTAAAAATGGATTGCGGAAGTGCTAAAGTCCTTGAGTAATAATATAATGAGTTTCAAAATTTCTTAAATCCATCATATCAGCAATAATTCCAACAGCTGTAAGATCTAAAATTTCCTTAGCATATTCAGTTCCTAATAAAGAATCTAAATATGAACAAAATTTATATACGATCCCAACACCAGAAAGTGTTTTATTTGGATAATCACACATCTGATTATTAATAATTATTGCATCTGCGGACTCTCGTTCAGCGAGGTGATGATCCAGAACAAGAACATCGCATCCCCGCTCGCGCAATTTTTTATGATCTTCATAACTGTTGCTACTGGAATCAGGACAAATAACCATTTTCACATCTTCTGGAACAGTATCTGCATTAATTCCATGAATTTTTCCTTCATTCATATAATAAATTATATGAGACTAAGTATATGCTGGAAATAACATATTAAGATAATTAATTAAAGCGGCACTACTTGTCATACCATCGCAATCAACATCTATTAAAACAAAAATCTTATCATTAGCTTGAATGTGTTTTATTAACATTCTAGCTCCATCTTTCATATGATTAAGTAATTCTGGATCTAATAAATCTTGCTATGATACTGATAAATAATGCTAAGTTTCTTCTGGGGACATACCCCTGTTCATAAAAATCTGCTCTACCGCACTATAATCTCTATTAAATTCAAGCGGGAGCAATGATTTTCTAAGTTGATATTCCATATTGAATTCAACCTCCTTTCATCATAATCGCCTCCTTATATAATTATTCGATTTTTAAATAAATATAAAAAATTATCCATCCCACAGTCAATCGGAGAATCTTTATATCCTAATAAATTCCATTTATCCCATATAAAAGTAATTAAAACATCATTATGATATTTATCATAAATATTTGTTAATTTTTTTTCCCATAATTTACTTTCATCTGTATTTAATTCTTGAAACTGTTTATCAAATGCAACTATAATTTCTTCTACATTATTATTTAATAAAAGTTGCATTTGATATACTGATAAATTAGAACCACAAACAGCTACGCTTAAATTATTTTCCCATCCAAAATATGAAGCATATTTAAGACAAGATTTTTCGCTTTCAAATATAATTACTTTTTTAATAGCTTTTATATTTTCTTTACTCCAATTTAAACTATATAAATTTAATCCAAGAGGATGATTATATAATTTATGATTAATTGTTATAGGTCTATATTTACCATAAATTTCAGCATCTTCTTTTACTAATGTGCGGCCGCGCAGTCCAATGAATCTTCCAGCCTGGTCAAAATGTGGAATTGTAATCTAATCTTTTCCAGGATAATATCCAATTTGAGCTTTTTCAATAACCTCTTGAGTAATACCCTCTTTTAACCAAGGTTCAATTTTTACCTTATAATTAAAAATAGACAATATATTACTATTATACTCTGGAAGTTCTTGTAAATTGTAGTTTTTATTTATTTCTTTTAATTTATCATAATTTGCGAAAATTTTCCAATCAGGCAATGCATCTTCATCAGTGCCATCTATAGAATCACCTGAGATTCCGAATCTGCGAGCAACCCAACGGACCGCCGCATTTAAATCATACTCTTCTTGCCATTGAATTTTCGCAACTTTACAAACTAATTCAAAAATATCAAAACTACCATTACATCCAGTATAACAAGTAAACATTGTACTATTTATATAATAATATAATTTTCTACTTCCTACTCCTGGAGGATTATGACAAATTGTGGTGGAGATAATACCAAAATTTGTGTATTCTGGTTCTCCACCAAATTCTGTCAATAAGGTAAAAATATCTTCAAGATTTAATGCTTCTTTTATTTTTACCTTATTATAATCAATCATTTTATCCCTCTATTACTCTAATACAATATCCATTAAGACCATATTCATTATTTACATAATCACATAAAAATTTCTGAAAATCAACATTTTTATCAAGATCATTTCTATTATTTAAAAGATCTAAAATAATTTCTTTTGGCATTTTATATTCAATAAATCTTTTTCCAAGATAAGGATCATCTGGATACCAATATTTTGCATTTTCTACTTTTACAAAGTCAAGACTTTTTACAAAAGATTTCTTTCTCTTCTGGTTCTTTTTTTCAAGGTTCTTTTTTACACTATTTTTAACAAAATTATTTCTATTCTCCATCATGAATGTTATTCTCCTATTTTAATAATAAATCATTTAATGTTATTTTATTTTTTGTATAATTTAATCGTATTAAAGGAATATGATGATTTTGACAATATTTATTTTTTAATTCATCACATTCTAACTAATATTTTATTTTTTCTGAAGTATTCCATCCTAAAACATGATTAGGATCATGAGTTTCTCCATCATATTCAATTAAATATTTTACAGAATTATCTTCATTTAAAATAGCAAAATCAAATCTAAGATAACCATTTTTTGAAGAAAGCAAATCTTTAAAAACATATTCTTTTTTATATTTAATATTATTTTTTAAAAGAAGCTATTCAATAATATATTCTTGATTTGATGTTTTTAAACAACCACAAGACATAGTATTATTGGTTTTTAAATTATCTGTTCTTACTTTTACAATATTACCACATTTACATTGACAATTCCATAAAATTTGTCTATTTTTAGTTCGCTCACCTGAATCTGATAAAACAGTCAAATATCCAAATTTTTGTCCTACTAAATTAGTTTTTCGTAAACATCCGCAAGATTGATAACTACCTCTTCTTAATCCTGAACCATCAGCATATTTTATATTACCACATTCACATTGACAAACCCATTTATGTTTATTTTTATCATAATATAAAACTGTTAATTTTCCAAAATGTTGATTTGTTAAATCTATTAAAATATTTCCCATAAAAACACACTCCTTTCAATATTTTATAAAGAAAGTGAGGAGCATTTTCATAGTTCTTGTCCAAAGGCACATTCTTCAACCATTATTTTAGTATTATTAATTTCTATCATTTCATAATCATATGTTGTTGCAAACATGGGTTGAATTCTACAACACCCTAAATCTGCTTTACACCATAAAATTACACCTTTATATCTACCTCGTCTATTTTTATAAATAGACAATTTAATTGTTGGTTTTGCAAAAATATTAGAATTTAAAATTGGTTCTAACGCTTTTATATCATCAGTTGTTACGGGTAATAAAATTCCACCCAAATCAATTTTATCTGCAATAGCCTTAGCACCACGAAGTAAATTTTGATCTGGAATTTTTGCATCCTTCCAGTCTCCATTAAGTTGGGTTGATGAAAGGATAAATACTCCATATTGATTGCATATGTCTTTTAATTTTGTTGATAACATAAACAAAATATTATCTTCACGAAGTTTAACTCCACCAGAACGTCTTGTAATTTCTTCAAGAATTTTTAAACTTGTATGAATATAATCATGGCATATGTATTTTACATTTTTTTCTCTAACATTTTTCTTAATTCTATCTTCAACATCTTTTAATGAAAAGTCTGGTAATTCCTCAATATAAATAGGACTTTGTTCAAGAATTTCAGCAGCTTTTAAAACTCTTTCTTCTTCATCGCCCTCATATTTTCCATTAATAATATGTTCTTCATTTACAGCAGATAAAAAAGCAAGCATCATTGTTTGAATTTCTTCAAGCTCTTGTTCTGTTGTAATATATAAAACTGGTTCTGCAACACCATTTTTAATCCATCCAAAAGTTTCATCATAAATTTTATTACATCCAATATAACAAGCATCTGCGATCATTGAACGAGTCTTACCTACACCAGTAGGCGCTGACCGCAAATAAAACTTTTTTAATCTTGCTCCACGAGTAACAGTATTAATTAAAGGTCCATACATAGGAACTCCAACTTCTGGATGTTCTTTAAATTTATCAATTAACCCTTTAATATTAGTGCCTGCCGGAATAGATTCTCCAAAAGAATCATCAACATATTGCATTCTAATATTATCTATTTTTGCATCTACTAAATTTGCAATATCATCAAGATTTGCGTTATCTAACCACTCTTCTTGCTTTTGCTTCTTTTTTACATCCAAAATATTATCAGGATCATAAATATCAGAAACATTAACTCCATAATTATCATATGCTCGAAGTAAAGACATTTTCTTTAATCTTCCATAATAATAATCAAAAGATAACGGAGTACAATTTTCAGCAATTTTTAAAATCCACTCATTTCCTTTATTACTTTTATAAATAGCTTCATACTTTGGGCGATCTGATAAAAAATCTGAAATATTTTCAATTGTTATTTTCTCTGCACCTAATTCGTGAATTTTATAAATTGCTCCAAATACTATTCTATGAAATTGATTATCAAAATCTTGGTCTGTAATAATATATTTATCTGTTAAATCAAGTAGTTTCGGATTATTATAGATTGCGCCAATTACTTGTATGATAGCTGTATTGTCCACATATTTTGAACTCATTCTATCGTATCATCCCCCTCATCCAAAAAAGTAAATAATTGACGTTTTTTTATTGGTCTTTCTGGCCGTGGAATTTTTATTACTATCTCTTCTGGATGATACTCTTCAATTTTAAAATCTTGATTTTTTTGTTGAGCTAACCATATTTGATAATAATAATTAAAAGCATCTTTATAAATATATGGAACAATACCTATTCCATTATTAGATTTTTCTGTATTATTACCTTTTATTTCATAAAAATATTTTAATGCTTTTAATATTCCTGAATATGTAAAATTATAAGTATCTACATATTCATTTATTTGTTTTCTTATTCGGGGCGTAACATAATCATCCCCAAATAATTTCATAATATATTGTTCTAATTGTCCTTTATCATCTAACACTTCTTCGACATGAGTTTTAGCCTTTTCCGCACATAATTTATGGGCATATCTTCTACTCATAACTTGAACAGTAGGTTCTTTATCTCTATCAAAAAATTGTTGACAATAATAACATTTTACTCTATGAGCCATAATGATTTAACCTCTTTTTGGTTAATATTTCATTATTATTATATCATAAAATTATTTTTTTGTCAAATTTTGTTAATTTTTTATAATTTATATTAATATTATATCAAAATTTTTGTATAAAATCAATAAAAGCATTTTTTAAAGAGTTTTCTTTAAAAAATGCTTTTTATATAATTAAATATTATTAATATCCATTGTTTCGTCCCTTAGATCTCTTAAATCTTGTACAATAAGATAAACCATTTCAACCTGTTCTGGAGTTGCTTCAGCAATCTTCTTTTTCTTACCAAGATATTTTTCAATAATTGCAGTAATCTTAGCTGAATTAGATGCATTTGCTGTCATAATATCTCCAGCAAGTCCCTGGAATTCAGACATTAATTCATCAAAATCATAAACTGGCTTCTGAGTGATAGTTTCTTTTTCATCTGTTACATATTCATTACCATGCTCTGCTGCTTCCTTATCAATGGCTTCAGATACTGCATTAACAAGATTTTCATAACTCATTGGAAACTCGCTCTTAATATATTTGAAACGGCCGCCGCATTCAATAGAATCATCTCCACAACGAAGAGTAAGAACAGACATTTCTCCTTTATTCTTCTGGTGAGCATATCCATAAATATCTGCCATACCACTAACAATAACACTTGCTTTACCACCAAGACGAGGTCTAATTACAACTCTTTCAACATTACCATCATTGTTAGTAATATTAACTTCTTTATCATGTCCGATAAAGAACACCGCATATCCCATCTGGGTTAGTCCTCTAAATACCTCTGCAAATTCAGTATTAAAAGCACTCCATCCTTTTCCATATCCAAGATCTCCAAGAGATTCAATGCCCTTCTGCTGACAAATATATTTCTGACACATTTCAGAAGCTTCATCAACAGTATCAACGATAATACTCTTATAAACATCTTTTACTGCAGGCTTTTTAAGTTCCTTATAAACCTGTTTCATTTCACCCCAAGTGGTAATATCCTGAGCCATTACTCCAGGCAATGCATTATATCCTCTCTCAAATGCAAGAAGTAGTGCATTTGGCATCTATGTCGCCAAAGTTGTTTTACCCATTTATGTTATCTTATAGGCTTTTTATCCTATAATTCTTATAATTTCTTATAAGATCAGCATATCTTCTCATCTTTATATTTAAGATGTTACAGTCTCTTGGTTTATATATTCTAAAAATTTTTGATATTTTCTATTCAATCGAAGACTATTTAAATTATATAAATCTTGAAAAATTTGTTTTGAATAATGTGAACTAATACTTAATTCATATAATCCTCGTTTGTCTTGCATCAATGAATATTTTATATCATAGAGAGATTTTAATAAGGCAGCAATACTTTCTAATATTTCTTTTCTATGAGAACAAATTCTAAATCGTAAATATTTTTCTTCTGAAATAGAAATAGATCCATCTCCATCAAAATATCCTAAAATAAAAGCTAATTTATTTGTATTAGAAAAATCTTGTGGAATACTCATTGGTAAATATGTTTTATTATTAACAATATTATATTTAGCTAAAAAATCTTTATGTTTTTTACTAGTCCATTCTAATTCAGATATATTAAAACCATTATTAGTACAATAATCAGTAATTTTTTTTTCTATTTTTAATTCTTTTTTTATTTTTTCTAAAATTTCTTTATCAATACTACTTAATCCTATTTTTATACTATTTCTTTCTCTTCTAATAGTTCCATCAGCTGCTATGAATCCTGTTAACCAAGCTTGATTTACACCAATAGTATCAAAATAATTATCATCAACAGTTTTTTTTCTTTTCATATTGCTAATAATATTTTGTTCTGAACGAGTTCTTATTTTAACATTATTAGCAATCAAATTTCGTTTAATTGTTGATGAATCATGTTTTAATAATCTTCCTATAGCTGCTAATGATTCTCCTTGTTCATATAATTTTTTTGCCTTATTAATTTCTTGGATGGTCATATGTAACTCATACCTCCTTTTTAGTTTCAAAACTATGCGTTGCGCGTGTTATTTCTATTATAAAATAACTTCCGCTCGGATTCCCATAAATATCTTTTTATTCTTAGGGTTCCCGTTTTTACTGTAATGTTTGCTTTATAATCACTTATAAAGAGACCAGTTTTACGTAGTCTTGGGCGCACCATAAATATATGTAATATATCCGCTTAAATCTCTACTTACTTTATGTGGTTGAATACCTAATAAATCAATAGCCATATCTTATTTTCTCACTTTCTTTAAGACCCTTATCCTTACTTTCACGAGTCTTTTTTATTTTTTAATATTTATGGTAAAGAGTAGATAATAAATTATCTACTCTATTTATATATTATATTTTCAATTAGAAATTAAAATCTCCAACTTTTGCCATCGTATTAGCTGCGGCCGCAGGCTTTGCAGCAGCATTAGCTCTAGATGCATTATACTCATCCTGTCTCTGCTTAATACCAGCTACAGTAATCTCTCTCTGAGCCATTGCATCAGTAAGTTCCTTTACAGTAATTGTACTCTCATCATCAAAAAGATAAGGCTCACCCTGTGCCCAAGTTACTACCCACTCTCTTCTTGTATTCTGAACTTCTCTTACATAAGTCTCACCAAAAGCAGATTCCTCTTCAATCTTTCTAACAGTTGTTGAAGAAATCTGACGACCTCTAATTCGAGTAAATACTGGCTCCTTAGTTGATGCTCCAAGGTTCTCAAAATAATCCATTGCATTTGGATTTGTTGCAATAAATTCTGTCGGAAGAAGAGCATTTCTAAAATCAAAAATTGCTCCCTTAATTACAACTCTCTCAGGAATATTACGCTCTGGATTTTCCTCCTGGCGAATTACACTTGTAATAAGCATATCTACTTCGAAAGTATTTCTTGTATTAGCATCTTCTTCAAGATCATTACTTGCGTGAATAAATCCACCTTCATTTCTCTTTGCACTAACAAGCTCTTCCTGCCCATTACGATTTGAGAAAAATTCATTTAGACCAATTGCAGAATCAATTCTAAACTTAGATGCCTTATCAGCACCATTCTCGGTTACACTCATATACTTGCCGCCAATAATATCATTAAGAATCTTAAAAGTATTATTAGCTGCGCCACTTGCAGTTGTTTCAGTTACATATGTAAAATGAACCGGAACTACATTGGTTGCTGCTCCTTCTGGATCAGTAAGAATACTAACTGTACCCATAATAAAAGTAGTTCCTGGCTTTTTTGAATTCGGTCCTGTTGTTCTTAACTGTAAATCATGTTCATAAAGAAGACCAGATACATGTGTTCTATTAATTGTCTTTTTCATATTATTTTTTCTCCTTAATCTTCAAATTTTACTTCTTTACCTTTTTCTGTAATTGAATATACTACTGGATCCTGTCCAATCTTCTCCACATAACCATCTGTTACAAGTTTTCTAATTGCTCCAGATACAACTCTTGAAGAAACAAACAATCCTTCTCCAATGTCTTTTGCTTTTGCCATTGGAATATCAGTAGCATGATCCTGAAGATACTTCAGAATCAACTTACCATTATCGGTAAATTCGGGCTTCTCAATTTCTTTTTTCCCCTTAAAAGCTTCCCAATAAGCCATTGCATCTGCTTGATCTGGATCATTTAAATCAATATTAATCGCTTTAAATCCTGTTTCTACTAATTCAATAAATTTTTCTTTCTTAGTCATATTTTTTTCCTTTTTATTTCTTAACTTTATAAATATATTATATCATTTTTTTATTAAAAAATCAACTTAATGTAAAATCTTGGGAAGTTTGTTCATCTATAAAAATTAACTGGCTTGCATATGGTAAAGTTCTTGCCCAATTAATAAAATCTTCTCTCCACTCAATTAATTTATGATTTCTTCTTTGTCCTTTAGAACATATTGCAAGAAGATTTTCATAATTCATTGTTATAGTACGAGTTTGTAGCCAACTATTAGGGAGAATACGTACTAATTCTTTCCAATAGCGAATATCTTTTGTTTCATTATATTCTTGACGAAGATGTTCGCAATCAATAAGAAGATTTTCCCAAACAGTTTTCATAGTTAAATCTTTTGGTCCTATTGCTGCATCTTCATAAGGTTTTAAATCTGCAGCAAAATCTCCCATTTCAAAGCATTCTTCTGTAATAGGATATGATGCAAGTTTATGCATTGTAGAAGTACTGTTCGCGACTGTTCCGACCTTGTAGGTGTCAGCTTCTTTCCACCAGTAGAGCGGAGCAGTGATATCTACAGAAACAAAAATTTGACGAAGAAATTTGCGATGTTCTGGACCAGAACGAATTAAAAGCTAAGCTAAATGCATATCTTTAGGTCCAATATATGCAACTTCTTTATAATCATGGTCTTTAGATTCTTTTAAAATACCATTTGTAATTAGCCAATTAAGATATTCATCTTGTAATTCAACAAATTTTTTATGTTCTTCATTATGTCCATTCCAATCAGGGTGATCTTGTTGAATCCAAGCGTTAGCGACTTTGAGAATTCCTCCATCTTCATTATCAGTAATATTAAAATAACTATCACTTAAATCCCAGCTATTTTTTGGATTTCTCATTCCTCGAAAAGAATTTTCAAAATTATATACTCTTGTATTTTCAAATTTCATTTTACAATAATTTCCTTTATTTCATCAAGATTATAAATACCAACCCACTAACTACCATTAATTACAATAAAAAAATTCGGCTTTTGAAAAATATAATCTGTATAATCTTCAGAATCCCAAGTTCTTAATCCACCATCTTTAAAAGTAATTTCAATTTTTTTCATAATTATTTACAATCATCTCCTAAACAAATATTTGCATATGGATTTATTGTTATTGAATCAGATGTTATTTGAGTATCTGCTCCAATAGTTAATGAAGAAGAATCATTTGTTGTAGTAGACCATGTATAATATGGTGTAGTTGTAAGTGGTGTATTTATAGTCCAAGTTTTTCCACTTTTGATTCCATTATAATATCCTTCCCAATAAGCCTCATTAATAATTTCTTGAAGCTCATCTTTTGAAAGATGGATTTTATTATTTTTATCAGTTGTAAATACTTTAATTTTCATTTTATACTATAACCAAATTCCTTTGCTTTAAAATATTCTTGCCAATAATCTTCTCGTTCATTTAACTTAGTTCTATCACAATCTTCAATTAATTCAAAAGAAAAATTTTCTACTCCTTCTTTTAACATTGCTGGATATAATTTATTCTATGTAGGAGCTTCTGCACCCAGACCTCGTTTAATATGTTGTCGCCATCTATCAGCAACATTAACTGCTTGTCCAACATAACATAAACCATTATTTAAATTAGTTATTTTGTAAATACCAGTATGAATTTTTGAACCTAATACACGACCAATTAAATCATTATAAGGTTTCTCATAATAATATTTATATATAACTTTATTTAATGGTTCTGGATTTCGTAAATAAGAAATAATTTCTCTAATTTTAGAAATTTCTTTTAAATCTTCTTCAGCTATAATTAAACGATAAAAATCTTTTTGATTCTCTTCTTCAAATTGACGTTTGTTTGCGGCAACCGCTGCATCTACTTTTGATTGCAACTCTGCGAGTTTTTTAGCGGCTTCCGCAGTAGAAACAGAATATTTAGTAATTTTATCCTAATAATATTTTACTGAATCACTTAAAGTAATTAAATATTCTTTTATTGCTTCATCTTTAGATTCATTAATAAATTTTTTATAATTCTAAAATTCTAAATCTAAATTTTTTTCTTTTAATTTAATTTCAGCTTCTGCTTTATCTATATGAATTTTCTTATAGTTTTCAGCGGCTTCAGCTGCCTAATTATCAATCTAAGTTAATTGCTATGTAGCATCTACAATTCTTTTCTATAAATCCTAATTACGTTTTTCTTTTTCCGAATTTAAAAGATCTAATGTATTTAATTCATTTTGTTTTATATCAATTTCTTTTATTAATTTTATATTCTATTTAACTTTATCTTCATCTAACTAAACTTTTTTCTTATATTTAGGATAGAAAATAATTAATGTAATTAAGATTCCAAATATAATTCCTATAATAATATTAATCATATTTAAAAAATAAGGGGTAAGTTTTACTTACCCCATCAAAAATATTTTTACTATATTATTAATTACTCAGCATCCTCTTCAGCATCTGGATCAAAGGCCATTCCTGCCGGGGTAAGAGATAAGAACTTAACCTGCTTATGAGATCCATCCTCAAGCTCAACCTCTGCAGGTGTACGAACTCCAAGACCCTTTCTCTGAATTGCAGAGGTAAAAATACCATCAACGCTTCTCTTTTCAAGACCTAATACATCAGCTACATCCTGTGCAGTAACATTTGCTCCATTAATCTGCTTTAAATACTCAAGAACCTTACGGCTATTTTCCTTCATTGCCATTGTTTTAATCTCCTTTAAAAATAAAAATTTTTTTTAATGTTTTTTTGTAATTTTAATATACAAAAATTTTGTTTTTTTGTCAAATACTTGCTTCCATTTTATTTAATATCTTTACTACTTTATCATCAATTGCAGCCATGTCTTCTATCGAAGTTATTAAATTAGAATAATAAAGAATGTTACCTTTTGCTTCAGCAATTTTATTTTCATCTTCACTATGTCTTAATATAAATTCTTCTTTTGCAATTTTTTTAGCAAGTTCTTTGATTTCTTTAGTTTTCATTTAATTCCTTTTTTATATATCATTTATTTTTTTTAATGTCAAAAAATTTTTTCAAAATCTTCTTCTGTTATAATCTTAATACCTAGCTTTTTAGCAGTTAAATTCTTTGAAGAATTAGAAGTAATATCATTATTAATTAAATAATTAGTTTTACCGCTAACAGAACTAGCAACTTTACCTCCAGCTTTAGAGATCACATCAACAAGTTCCGCACGATTTTTATATTTTTTTAATTTTCCTGTAATAACAAAAGTTAAATTTTTTAATTTTAAATTTTCTTCTTTTTCTTCTGGAATTTTTATATTTAATAAATGATATATTTCATCAGCTTCAGAATAATCAAAATATTTTAATTCGTTATCCATTTCTGGACCAAATCCATCTATTATGGAAAAATGATATGTGTCATCATTTACAGCATCTCTAAATTCATCATATGTTTTAAAATATTTAATTAATTCTTTTGATACTGTATTTCCAATAAGAGGGATTCCTAAAGATGCAATAAAAGCATCTAATGTAGTATTTTTACTTTCTTCAATAGAATTTAAAATTTTATCAACAGAAGCAACACCAAATCCTGGTTTAGATATCCATTCCTCTCGATGTTCTTTTAATTTAAAAATATCTATTAAAGATTCAATCCATTTCCAATCAAGTAATTTTTCAAATGTAGCCAGAGACAGCCCTTTTATATCCAATCCTTTTTTACTGGCAAAATGTTCAAGTCTATTGAGAATTTTACCTTCGCAATAAGGGTTGTCGCATTCAAGCGTCACAACACCATTATTGTCTTTATAACTAACTATTCCGCAACATATGGGACAATACTCTGGAGAATCATTTGCAGAAACACCACCATGAGAAACAACATATCCATAATCATAATGAGGTCCAGCCGAAGCAATTTGTGGAATAATCATATTTGCTTTATATACTTGCAAATGTTCACCCACATATGCGCAATTGCCAAGAATTTCTCTCATTACAGAAACATTATGTAAACTAGCTCTTTCAACAATAGAACCATCCATATCTATTGGATCAAAAACTGCCACTGGAGTTAAAACTCCTGTTCTACCCATTGTCCAACTGATTCTCTTTAATCTTGTTTCATAAGTTTCATCATAAAATTTATAAGCAATAGCATTTTTAAAATGATGAGATGTATATCCTAATTTTTCTCTTAAAGATAAATCTCTAAATTTAAATACAATTCCATCTATTGGATAAGATAATTCTTGACATTCTTTTTTTATCTTTTCAACAAGGTTTTCAATTTCATCATCAAAATCAAATGGACATATAGTAAAACCTAATGTTTTTGCTTTGGCTAATTGAACAACAATTTCATTAGATATATTATTAAATGGTTTAATAATATCCCAAACAATAAATTTTAATTTTCTTTTTTCGCATTCTTTTGAATTAAGTAATCTAATACTACCAGAAGCAAAATTACGAGGATTTTTATATTCTGTTGAGAATGTTTCAAAATCAGAATATGTACAAATAATTTCTCCGTCAATAATAACCTGATCTTTATAATTAATACGTTTTGGAATAGAAGGAATTACTTCTGCATTGTGAAGAATATCTTCACCAATAATACCATTACCTCTTGTTTCTGCTCGAACTAATTTTCCATTTTCATAAGTTAAAGAACAAGTTAAACCATCCATTTTAGCCATTGCAACAAAATCTTTCTTACTAAGAAAAGCTTTTATTTCAGCTAAATCTTTTGTTTTATCTAATGAAAGCATTGGATGATTATGTTCAATTTTTTTTAAAACAGTTACTGTACTATAATTAATTTGTTGTGTGGGAGAATCTTTAAAAATAATACCAGTTTCTTTTTCTAATTTTTGTAATTCAAAATATTTTTCATCCCATTCTTCATCTGTAAGAATAGTATGTCCACTATCATATAGTGCAGTAGTAGAATTTAACAAATCAATTAATTGCCTAATTTTTTCTTCTGATTTTGTCATAAAATTTCCTCAAATTTTATTTCTTAAATTATATATATTTTTTTTTATAAAAAATCAACCATAAGGAAGCTTAAAGCTTCCTTATAATTATACTTTAGTAACAGAATTTATAACACCTTTCATCATGATATTTCCAAGAGAAGGTCTAGATAAAAGAGGAATATCTTTTGCGGAAATACATATTGAATTAAGTGGACCAATAAGAAGAATCATATCAGAATCTTCTACTAATGTACCACAAACAATTTTTCCAGAAGAAGATGTTGGTTTATAAACCATTAATCCTTTTCCTGCGCGCTTCTGTACAGGAAGTTCTTCTAACTTAATTTTCTTGCCGAGACCCGA